CGGGCGGCGTTGGCGGGTTGGTGAAGAGTGGAACTTATAACAGTTACAGCGCGATTGGAGGGCTAAGCGAGTCGGCCGCTAACTTCGTAGACGATTTGATTGTGGTGGCCAGAAACCTGGGCTTCGATTCTTCCGATGTTGTCCGGAATCACAGCTTTACCGCTGGCAGCAAGGAGGAATTCTACTGCACCAATAAAGCCGGAAAACACATCAAACTGATGGAAGTTCGCGCCTATATGAACGGGAATCTTCACATCAAATTCAACCAGGCTTTTATGCTGGCTTTGAATGTCGAGATAGGACGTCTGCAGGGATGGATCCATAACGCACAGCACGCAGCGGAAGAAATGGGTGAGAAGGTTGATCACGTTTCTGAATTCTTTAATACCGCCTACTCGCTGGAAAATGATGGGAATGTAGCTTTGTTATTAACGGCTAAAGCGGCTTAAACTTTTTGAAATATTTGTGTTGATATTCAGTCAATTATATTGACACAAATATTAATAAGTGTATAATATCAATATGTTGCAAGTTAATTCAACACCGACCAAGCGGGACTTGGGACCTAGAATGGAGATTCAAAATGTCACAAGCAAACATTCAATTTTCTACTCTATTAAGCAGTGCAGTAGAGCAGCCAGGAATCATCAGCGAAGCATACTCAGCATTTCACAATTACAGCTTAGGCAATGTCATGGCCGCAGCCTTCCAATGCGCAGCCAGAGGTATCGAGTTGGGCCCTATCGCAAGTTACAAGGCATGGACTGAAAAAGGCCGGCAAGTCAAAAAGGGTGAGAAAGCAATTGCACTGTGCATGCCTATCACCATGAAAAGCGAGAAAGAAAACAAATCAACCGGAGAAACTGAGGAGCATGTTTTCTCTCGCTTCGTCTGGAAAAATAACTGGTTTGTTCTCAGCCAGACCGATGGCCAAGACTATGCCAATGAAATAACCGTTCCAGTATGGGACAAGGAAGCGGCATTGAAAGCGCTCGGAATCACTGAGGGCACATTCAACCATTATAACGGCAATTGCCAAGGTTACGCTTCAGGCACGTCGATTGCGGTCAATCCACTGGCGCAATATCCACACAAGACACGTTTCCATGAATTGGCTCATGTTGTTCTAGGGCACACCCAGGAACAGACCATGGACGACAGCGACACGACACCGCGCGATATCCGGGAAGTCGAGGCTGAATCAGTGGCGTACATTCTATGCAGCTTGCTTGGCTTGCCTGGTTTGGATGAGTCTCGCGGGTATATCCAAAGCTGGCTGAGAAGCGCAGAGATTCAAGAAAAATCAGCACAAAAGATATTCAGCGCGGCCGACAAGATTCTGAAGGCTGGACAGATCAAGGAGGAGAAATAATCATGAAATTTCAATTTTACGCAGATCCCGGCCACGGTTGGGTAGAGGTTAAACGAGAGCTATTGAAAGAGTTGGGTATCGAGGACAAGATTTCCAGTTACTCATACCAGAAAGGGGAATTTGTTTATCTGGAGGAAGATTGCGACCAGTTTTTATTCTGGCAAACAATGCAAGACCAGGGCCGAGAGGTTGAATACGTTCACCATCACACCAATAATTCATCACGAATCAGAAGTTATCAATCATTCAAAGCGGAAGGAGTGGCGGCATGAAATTCTATTTACTATCGATACTTACCAGATGCGGCGAGTTTGAATTCTCTCAACCGACCACAACAGTGCTGCCGCCAGAGGTCACGATAGAGGAGCGCACAAAGGACATTGTTAAAAATTGGTATGGTGACGGCGAAGAGGATCTCGATAATTACGACGATGATGGCGTTGCATGGTTTTACAACGGCAATTCAGTATGTTGTGATGGATGCGAAGAAATAACCCAATCCGAGTACGAAACATTTCAAAAGTACTACATTTAAAGGAAAAATCATGACACATTCATTAGTAACATTCCATTCAAACGTGGGCGACTTTGCCAGCTTTGAAGAGCACTTATTGATTGAACATCAGGAATCAGATGACCCGGAAAAGTTATTTGAGGAACATTTAATAAGTGAATACTGCGAAGTTGAAGAGCCAATGGAGGAAGGAACCATTGTGTTTGCTGGCCATAAAAATGGGGATTCGATCGTCGTCACTATTGTCAGCATTGGGACAGTCACAGAAAAAGAAGCTTTAATTTTGCAGAAATTCATCCCGACGATGGAGCCTAAAAAATAAAATACATTTCATTTAACTTGCTGTTTATATTGCATTTTATAGGTATATCTGTATAATACTCATATCAACAAATTAACAAGTAAACGACCAGGCGTAACCTGGAACCTAATTGGAGAATTGATCATGAATAAAGAATTATCACCCCACGCAAAAACAGCCGACGCAACCGGTTGAAACGGCAGAGGCAGCTTAATCAACCATCACGCCAGGCCCCGGAATGGGCTTGTTCAATTAGGCAATTTAGGAGAATATGGTGAGCAAAATAATGTGTGAAATGGTCGATTGGCATTTTCAGTACGTGACGCTCATCGATAACAGAAAACCGCTATCATTATCAAATATCGGATACTCGATATACCCGAACCGGGCGATAAGCGGGGAATTCATCGATCAAATCAGAGCTCTTTTCGATGACCGCCATGATTTTAAATTCAAGCTGGTTGATGATAATGGCCATGACATTCAAGAAGGCGTGCAAAAGGAATTTTTCGACAAACCAGCAACGCTAAAAGGATACCTGCCAGGAGGCATGACAATCGGGAAGCGATTCGCAGAGCAATCCAGAGCTGAGGATAATGGTAGCTATTTTGAAAATTACTACTTAGGAAAATTCGATGGAAAATAAACCGCACGGCTTGACCGGCAACAAGAACGCAGCAAAGCCGCCTGATCAGAGGGCCGAGTCTTTCATCCACGCCAGGTGCAAAACCTCAGAAAAATCTGCTTGGGTAAAGGCTGCACAGGCGAAAGGCATGAAGCTTACCGATTGGATCATTTCATCGCTGAATGATGCTTTGAAAAAATAAATAAGAACACATTCAATTTGTGTTGACAAATTAAATAATACCTGTATAATTATCTCATGGTTAGCGATATTGCAAACCACCGAAGCCTCCGGTAGCAGGCAGGGGAAAGAAAATGAACATCACATACACATTTCCAGAAACATCACCGTTTGCAGAGCTGCGCGGAAAAACCTTTACCGGCGGAACATTTTGCCGCACAGATGGAAAATGGCAAGGTGAACCGGATGCCGTAAATTTCTGGGAGCAAACTATTGATGGGAAAAAAGTAATTCTGAAAGTTAAAATTTCCGGGAAACCAGAACTCGAGGCATTGCTTGCCGATAAAAACGCAGCAGAAGCTGCACGTAAAGCGCGACTGGATGCAATCGGATGGCCCGCGTATCAGGCTGCGCAGAGCAAAGCAATTAATGCTCGTGGCGCATACGATGCCGCATCTGAGTATGGCTACCCCGCTCGCGAGGCTGCTGCAATGAAAGCCGCCGAGGAGGCTCTTGCCAATGCTGCACAGAAATATCCGCTTGCAGCGGCTTATGCCAAGGCCGAAGCCTATAGCTTTTCGAGCAACGACCTCAAATCAAGCGCCGGTAATCGCGCAATGCTTGCAATAATAAGCGGTGAAGATCCGATTACGGCAGTCGAAAAAATGGAACAAGAATGGTCTTTTGCTGCCGCCAGAGCCGTAGAAAATAGCTGAAAAATAATAAGGCCATCATCTGATGGCCTTATACTTTGCAACGCAAATTATGTTTTAATCCATCAAGCCGTTTGCGCGGCCTGCTAACTACCAGGGGAATATATCATGATGATAACGTTGAATCAAATCATAAACGAGCCTTACGACGATCAAGACAATGATCAGGTAAAAAAAGCTATTAGAGCTGCTTATTGGGCCGGGCAGTCCGAAATGCGCGGCAGGATAACCGAGCAAATCGAAAGAAGGTTGGAATCATTACCAAAAACGAGATACCACAACATAACACGAAAAGCAGCAGAACATATGGTGGTAAACGTGGACGGGATAAACGGCAATTACGTTTTTTTAAAGAGAGGTGATTCCGGCAACGACGAACATAAGGATTTTTTAGAATGGGATTTTGACCTGCCATGTACATTAACAACCTAACACTAACCACCGGACACAATGCCCGCACATCGCGAGCGGATGTGGCGGATGATGTGCTAGCAATCGTTGCGCCGTGGCTGCAATCAATAGTAAGCACAGGACAAAAAACGCATCTGCCAGTACCGGCACTTAGCCACTTTAGCGCGGTTGCATACGTGCAAGATGGTGGATTAATTGTTACGGTTTACGGCCCATCCGGCCCACACCGGGAGGGCCAACCCGCAAGCGCAGACATCCCGCTAGTAACTTTTGGAGTAGCCCAGCGCTCACGCCACTCAGAGCCACTATGGGCGATGCTGCTGGCCAATTTTGAGCACCCGGAAGGCATCAAGCAACCGACAGCTCCGTGGTGTGCCGTGGCCATGCATCCATCGATCATGGCTCATGCGTCCGCAATCGGCTGGCTGGCTGATTTTGAACGCTGCGTAGCTTGGGCATGGATCACACGCAATACACACCTTGAGAGTGCGAAATGACCAACAACCACCCAAACCGCAGCCGGGCGAAAAGCCAGGCGAGCAATCCGAATCCGGATGAAATTATCGGCATGCGAATAAATGCCGGGATCACACAGCAACAAGCCGCAGCAATTGTGCATGCCGGGCTACGCACATGGCAACAATGGGAAGCTGGCGATCGGCGCATGCACCCGGCATTATTCGATTATTTTTTGCTGAAAACAGGTCAAAAAAATCTCGAAATTGATCCGGGATGCAAAGCTGCTACACCCGATAAACATTAACTTCACCGCCAGTGTATATACAACGTTCCGCAGCTTTCTTTACGGCCTCCTCAGCAGACAAGCCAAGATCCATAGCCATAAGTGCAAATTGCCAGCCAGTGCCTATTGCCATGTAATTATCTTTTATTAGCTTCTCTTTCCACATCTTGCCTTGGCTGTAGCTGCATTCATAAATGTCATTATCGCCATCAACAACCAGAGCGCTTCCAGACACTCCTTTGCTTTTCGTTGAAAACCAGTCATTTATGAGAATGTCGTAATCAGAAATTGCTCCAGCAATAAAGAATCGAACGCCATCAACAAATCTGCTTTTGTCGTAATTTTTGTATGCAACGACTCCTTGGCAAGTTATCAAAGAGTCGTAAGCAATTATCCCGTCACGATAAGCAATAGTTGTCATGATTAAGCCGCTTTTTGCTGCGGTCTTGGGCCTCCGATAGTAGTTCCAGCAGAACGAGCCATTTGCTCTGCTCTCTTAGGATCTTGCGTGATAATTTCACCTTGCTTGGTCAGATTCCACCCGGCAGCCGTCCAAGGATTGTCACCAGATATTCCGCCAGAACCGGATCCGGTTGAATTACCTGACTGACTACCTGGCCACCAGTAGCGTTTTTTCTGCTGCATTTCACCGAGCCATATTTCAGGGTCGACACCTGGAGTAACGCCCACCTGATCGCGGGTAATCACGCGGTTATCTTCGGTTAGATCAAGAACACTGTCAGCGTAAAGCAGAATATCGTCTAGTGCTTCGGGTATCACTCCGAGTTTAATGGCTGCGGAGCGTGCGACATCATGAATGGTACGTTTCTTGTCCTTTGTTCTGAGCTCAGTTGTTACTTGTTGTTCCGCAGCGAGCTGATCTTTCAACTGCTTATTTTCTCGCTCTATCGGGCCAAGCTTAGTGCGTAAACGACCTTCAACAATTTCATTGATCTTTGTTTCGTCGAGTTTTCCGCCCGCAGCTGCTTCGAGTTCCTTGATGCGATCCAATTGAGCGAGTAAATCAACCGGGTCTTGATCACCAAGCAATTCAAATTTTGCCTTTGTTGCCTTATGATCTCCACGTTCTTTTATCAAGGCTTGAGTTACTTTATCAATATCACTCTGAGTTTTCATCCCTTCCACACCTGTCAGCAGGAATGAACCGTCAGACTGTTCTGTGTATAGTGAATGAAATGCCGCGTCCAATCCTTCAAGCGTAGTTAATTTCTGTTTCAGTAACATTGTCTTGCCTCCTTAGTTTAAATATTTGCTTATGTCCAAACCTGCACGTTCAAAAGCAGCGGCATCACGCTGCGCCACTTCTTTAAGTGTTAATTGAGTCCCATCCACATCAATAAACCTATCCAAATTCAGGCCGCCTTTCCTGAATAGGTCGGCACGGGTCTTTCCGAGCGTATCTAGTTGGAATTCTTGTGATTGCGTTTTCAACCAGGTGTTGTAATCGGTTTTGGCCGGCACCGGTCCGACTAACTCACGAATACGCCTGCGCGCCCAATCGTCATAACTGCCCTTTGTGCCGTGTGGCAGGTCGTCGCGGCTACTGATTGAACCAAGATTATTTTTATCCGCATATTCCTTGACCAGCAATCGCTCGGTTACCGGCTTGGATGGCCGAATGCCGATATCCTGACCTAAATACATGACGCGAGCTGATCTGCATCCAATGTGAGCAGGCGGCTGCGGACCCTCTCCGGGCTTAAATAATTTCCCATCGGTAGCTTTACAAAAAGGGGTGTTGTGGACGATCATTCCTCCGGCTATGTAGGTATGATCGTCCTCTATTGATAAAGAAAAAATATCTACATTTCCTGCTCTTGTCTCTGCTCTAACGCAACCCTCAAAGACTCCGCTCTCTTGTTCTTCCAATAATTTTTCACAATTTCCGAATGGATACGTTTCCTCTCCGGGGTCCACATCTTCTTCGCCGCAACACTTTTCCTTTTCCTCCCGTCCTCCGTTAATGCTGCAGATCCCATCTTGCCATTCATGGCCAGCTTCTTCCTCGATTCCGGCGTAGCTGATCTGGCTTTCATTTTTTCCACATAAGCCGGATCTTTCCATTTCTCCTTCATAGCATGAGACATTTTCTTCGCTTTGTTCTCTACCCACAAAGGGTCTGACTCCCTCAGTTGCGCCTGTTTCTTCTCTCTCTCCGCATTCATCTTCTCCCTCAACGATGGGTCGTTCCAGTTTATCTTTGAGGCAGCGCGATTTTTTTCTATTGTTTCCTGAGACTTCGGTCTTTGATTTATGGCTACAATCTTTGCCTTGAATGCCGGATCTTTGAATTGGGTCTTCTTCGTTTCTTTCATGCTCAACATAGACCCTTCTGTCCAAGATTCTCTTGCGTTCTTCGCGCGCTCCGCACGCTGCTCCTTTGTGCTGTTCCTTAGAAGAGACTCGGTTGCCTTTTTTGAAGCCGCTAATCTCATCTCTTTCGGGATCCACGTAATACCCAGGCCCCCCTTCGTTGTGTTCAGCCCTTCTGGGGTTAGTGTTTGATGCTCGCTTATAAACTGCATTTCCAACTTGAATGCGTCCTTGTATGACGTTGCAACATCCAATATCACCGGATTTGGTAAGCCGTGACTGAGTATCGCTTTGCTTATTTCTAAGTTTGGTTTGCTGGATGATCTGCTGATGTGCTCCTTCATCCTTTTTGGAACGTTCTTTGTAATCCCGATATATGACCGCTGGTCTGGAAAGTTCAGAAGATAGACAAATATCTTTAGCTGTACGCCATCCGTGTCTTGTGAGTATTTTGTGTCCATTAGTTGCGCTCCCTATGTATTCATTATCATAATTATACATAGCTACGCTAGACGGCTCAATACTTTTGAACACCCCCAAAACTCTGCATGCCTTCCCGGTAATGCCGCCAAGCACTAAGTCTTCGTCTCTTATATCCGCTATTCTTTTCTTGCTACCATCAGCCATTGTGATTAATGTGTCTTCAGTCCAGCACGTCCGTCCGTCCAAAGTTGCGACCCATTCCTCCAGTTCGATAATATCCGGATTCGCCAAACCAACCTCACGGCGCACACTACTGGTTATGTGCTGCATTGCGGTCCTAACCATCATGTTCACAGACCCGCGAGTCATTTGCGTGATTCCGTCCGTTCCTTTGGCCTGCGTAGTACCGAATAGCTGAGAAGTGACTTCCTTGGCTGTTTTGCCCTGCACTATCCCGGCATTGATCGTTTTGTTAAGGCGCGACACATCATCTTCTGACATTTTGCTGACCCAATCAGACAGCAACCGCCCCTCAAATGGCCGCTCAGTCACGATGGCTTTCAACGTTTCCGGGTGTGGCGTAACCGTATCAAGTATCACCGGCGATACACTGGTAACCAGATAGGTGTAGAACTTCGATTCCTGTTCTGCCAGTGCGGATGCTTCATCCTGCAGCAATGATCCTGCTACCTTCCAAGCATCGCCGCGAATCTGGAAAATAACCTTCTGCAGTTGCGTCAACCGATCCCAATCACTCGGCGTTACTACGCCTTCAGAATTCCCGAATTTGGATTGCAGCCGCCCGGATATCTCATCCTCAGTCTCGTCGAGCAAAGCATTGATCTTGTTGCGCACGCCCGATGAGTAGCGCAGGATATACGTTTGGTGGCGTAGTGCAGCGTCGTACATCTGTTCATTTGCCGTGGGCATTACTGGCCGCCATCCTGTTGTGCTAAGGCGAGTTTTTCTTCTTCATACGTTTTGTCAGTCAAGCCGCCCTCGCGCATCCGCTCATGGATTGTTTCATCGGAAATAGGCGCACCCATGGTCTGAGCGGTTTTCATGTCAACGACGTCCTTGGCCGTTATGGTCACATCGCCAAAATCGGTAAACGGTGTAACAACAACCTCATCCGGATTCAGTTGCATCCAGACTGCCATGAGTTTCAGCATTTTCTCGACCGCTGCAGCCGATGTCTTGGCAATCTGCGTGAGACTTGCGGCCTGAGAACCCCTGCGAGTAATAAGCGCGTCGTTGCTCTCGGCAGATCGTTTATCGATAAGCTTCATTGCCTCTGCTTCAGCGCGCTCGTAATCTTTCTCAAGTGCTGCTCTTTCTTCAGCCAATCCTTGAGAATTCACGCCGATATACTTGGCATCGCCGCCAACCCCCACATCAATCAGCGCGCCCGCACCGGTTCTGACATCATCATTAGTCGTGCCGTCCTCGTTAACGCCCATGGGCATGTGCCCAATCCGGACCAGCGTGTCCTGTGACTGCATGTACAAGTGATAGCGATAATTTGCTTCTGATCGATATATTCCTAGCACCTTATTGGCCAATCCAAGCAATGGAGGTAAATCGGGTGCGGGTAAATTGTCTTTTGTATTGATGAATACGAACGGGATTTCTTCCAACGGCCTGCCAAATAACAGAACCGGCGCCATCCCGGCATCACTAACAACATCCTCGAATTTTCCTGTTTGGAATACGTTTTTCCCATTGTCATCCGGAACGAGCATAAGCACCCTGAACGTATTTTTCGTAGTCCATTGAAAATCGGAATCCAGTGTAGTGGTAGGCTCATTCAAAACAACCATTCTGAGACTGGCTACCGTGCCAGTTTCAAGAATCCCCTCATCCCAGTTTGTAATCGCTTCGCCGTAGTAGAGAGAAATGTACGGAGTGTCAGTTATTTCGTCGTTGTCGAGTAGCAATCCCAATCTACCTGGAACAAGCTGCTCCTCGTTTATTCTGCGCAGCAAAGCATAAACCGATTCACCTTGCCGGGTAATTTTTTGTAGTATTGGCTCCATCTGCTTAGGCACGGTAATGGCCGCATCCTCTTTGTGAAGAGTTCCGATCGCATTCTCTACTTTTTCCCGGACTAATCCAGGAACACGCGCGCCTTCAATGTATTTTTGATAAGAAGCGTAACCGGGATCGCTTGGGTTCATTCCATCCAAAGTCTGAGCAACAGTAGGCGTGAGATACGTGGTTGTTCTATCCTTAATATGGCGCTCGCCTTTGTAGAAATCTCTAACAATCTGCATGTCTGGCAAAGATTCGGTGTAATCAGGGTGTACGTTTTTTACGCTCATGGTTTTAGGTCCCGTATGTTCTGGATTGTGCGTTTGAATGCGCCACCGGCATTTCGTAAGCAACGAAATAGCCGAATGCATCATTGCCGTGGTCAAACCCGCTGGCCTTATCAGGCATGCCGTTTGGGTCGTAGGCTTGTTTTTCGAGTTCGCTGGCCGTTGTTGGGCACAGCCGAGCATTTACTTTAATCTTCGCTTTGGCGAATGCCACATTGACAGAGTTAACCCGGTCTTTGATAAATGGGTTTGAGGGCTTGGCTCTTACTTCAAACCCTGCGCCACCGAGAAGCTTGATATCGCTGGTTGAAGCATTGGACGTGCTTCTATTCGCCCCGGATGAGTCTGGATAAACTATTTTTCTGAATCTATCGCCCCATTTTTCCTTAATGGTTTTTATCATTGCCGGCGTATCGAACACGTCCTTTAACTCAGCAACGCAGTGAAAACCATCAGAACGCTTGACGAATATCTTTGCCGCCATCTTCTGTACGTTGAAATCCATGCCGATAAATAGCACTTCCCCGTTCGGGTTTATTGTTTCATTGGAGTCATGAGTCTTGCGTTTGTAGCTGCGATAAACCGTTCCGGATTTGAGATTGACGAACTGTCCGTCAATGTAGGCAAGAATCAATTCGTCAGGATAAGATTCGACCAGCGTGGGTATGTAATCGGATGGAAGATTCTTCTCGTTGTCGTATGTGCTGGCCTGAATAATCCCGTAGTTCTTTCTGAGCTCAGGCTTAGTTGATGGATCCTCGACAAACAACTTGTGCGTAGCAAGGAATCCTTCTGGCGTCGTGGTTACGTCAACACCGTTCTTTAACCCAGGAATCTTGTACCGCATACGCGCCTGGATTTTTCGCCAAGCGTGCAGCGCTTTGGCGAGTGGCAGCGTATCGAACTCATCAATCATGGCGTGGCCGATCTTAAAACCAATGATTGACCCAGGCTTATCTAGTGACCGGCATATCGTAGTGCCAATGTATCGCTTCCCGTCGTAATAATGCACCTCATGATTACCCTCGTTTATCTTGACTTTGTAGTCAAACATAAAAGAGACTTCTTCTATGGTGGGATAGAAAATGTCCCTAATCATGGGGTATGTGGGCGCGAAGTATCCGGAGTTTATTCTGTCAAAATCA